GCCCTTGCCCTTGCGCCAGCCTCGGTTGAACCGACTGAACGGCCGGCCGGTCGCCGTCGACGGACGCATCTTTCCAGGCTTCGCGGGCTGGCCGTTGGCCTTGATGCCCTTCTGCCAGACGCGGAAACCACCGTCCCAGAGGTGCGAGCGCCAGCCGGGGTAGCGTTCGCCGAAGCGCCTGTTCTCGGTGTAGGGGCCGCCGACGCGGACGCCGACCGCGCCCCAGATGATCTTCCGGCGGAACGCCTTGACCTTGATCGCGACCGCTCGGCGGGTGTCCCTGTCGGCCGGAAGCGCGTGCGCCTTGGCCGTCGCCTTGCCCATGTTCAGGACCTCGCGCATCCCCTTGCGGATGACCTTCCCGCGCAGCTTCTCAGGGATGCTGCGCAGGGCGCGGTTGACCGCCGCCAGGTCGGTCGGTTCGAGCCGCACGGTCGTGCGCACCCGAAACGCGAGAGGTCTTGCGGAGGTCGAGAGCACGGCGGATCCTGTCCCAGTCCGGCACGTCGAGCTCCACGTTCAGGACGCACGCCGGAAGCGCGTCGAGATCCGTGCTCGTCATCCGCAAGGCTGTGCGCAGCACGGCGCGCGCAGCCTCGGTCAGTCCCGGCCTTCGGAATACAGCTTGTCCGCCTCGGTGCCGACGGTGAACACAAGCGCCGCGTCGGCCGCGAGCGCCTGGTCGAGCGTGTCGAAGACCGGCTTCAGGATGCCGTCCTCGTGATCCATCAGGTGCCGCCAGCAGAGCCAAGCGTGCATCTTCGCCTCGTTCGCCTTCGCGAACTCGATCGCGTCGACGACGTCGAGCGCCGTCGGGCGCCGCAGCCAGTACGGGGTGCCGTCCTTCAGCTGGCGGGCTGCGGGCTTCAGGCGAATGGCATCCGAAATGCTCATGCGATCGTGACCGTGCCGGTGAACTGGAAGGTGACGTTCGCGCGGATGATGTCGTTGATCGACGCAGTCGGCGTGAACTCGGTGACGTATGCGTTGCCCGAGTAGGTCATGTTGGTCGTCAGCGTGATGACGAGCGACTGAGCCGCCGCGTTCGTGTTTGCGGCCGTCTCCATCGCCGCGCAGGCCGCGTCGCCCTGGTCGTAGTAGATCTCGCAAGTTGCCGTCGTCGAGCCGATCCCCGGAAGGTACTTTCGGCGCGCGTTGCCGATCTCGGTCGCGTCGATGACGTCCTGCTGGTTCGTGATCGAGACGGAGCCGATCGCCGACGAGAGCTGGCTGTTGTAGCTGATGGATGCGAGTTCAGAGCCCTTGGCCGCCATGGCTTACTCCGTGTAGTAGACGTTGAAGGTGCACACCGCGATGGCTGGCTGGGCTTCGTCGCCTTCGCCAGCGACCGCCGGGTCGACGTAGTGGTTCAGGTAGGTCACTGCCGTGAACGCCTTGCTCGAATAGGTGCCGGGGACGGCAGCCGACCGGACCTGGGCGGCGATCGCGAGCGCGTCGACGGCCTCGACCGCGATGCAATTGACCGTGACTCCGGCGCGCCTGATCCTCGCGGCATCGGTCGATCCGGCCGAGATCGTCTCGACCTCGGTGACCTCGAAGGTCACGGCGGGAAGCTCGGTGTCCTGGAGCCTGTAGCCGTGCGTGATCCGCGCATCCGGCACCAGGTTGATCGTGCTTCCGGCCGTCAGCATGGAGCGCACGGATGCCTCGATGCTCATGCGACCTCCTCGCACGAGATGACGGCGACCATGTCGCGCTCATCGAGGTTCGTGATCCCACGGATGCGCAGGGTCTTCCCACGGATCGAGATTCGGTTCGTTTCGTCGAGCCCGATCTCCTCGACGCGGTTCCAGCGCGCGCGAACTTCCCACTGGCGCACGACCGCAACGCCGTCCGCGTAAGACTGCTCGACCGCGTCGTCCGACCGGAGGTCGGCCTGAAAGGTCTCGCCGTTTGCCCAGGTGTCCGTGCGAAGCCCGAGGCCGTCCTGAGTCGCGGACGGCACGAGCTGCGTCGCCGGAAAGCGGAGCCGTCCGGCCGAGATCATCGGATCGGGCTCCGCGCCGAGAAGTGCTGGACGATGTACTTGTAAGCGAGGCTTACGTCTTGGAGCGACGCGACCGACGACGCCTCGGGGTTCGCGTACCACGCGCCGACGAGGCCGATGATGCACTGCTGGAGCGCGTGCGGGACGGTCGTGTAGCCCGCGACATAGGTCACCGTCAGCGAGGTGTTCTCCTTCGGCGTGACGTCAGCGTCGAACATCAGCGCCGGAAGCTCGTCCGTCTCGTCGAGATACCACTGGTCCGTCGGCAGCGTCTGCGTCGCGCCAGACGAGTCCACGTACTGGACGCTGGTGACGGACGTCATCGGCTGCACCGGGGCGACCCACCGGCGGAACGGCACCGCCTTGGCCGTCCGCGTCGAGCTTGAAAGCGCGAGCGCCGTCTCCTTCTCGATCAGCTCGGCGGCCGCGATCGAAAGCGATGCGAGAATGGCATCGTCGTCCTCGACCTCGATGCGAAGCCGGGTGCGCAGTACGTCGAGCGGGATGGGAAGGGCCGACATGGAAAGCCCATGGCGGCGTGCCCGCCGCCACGAGCCGAGAGCAAGAGGGGATCAGCAGGTGATCGCTGCAAAGGCATTCGCGAGCATGATGTGCGAGTCGACACGCTTGTAGACGTAGAGCGTCGTCTGATGCGTCGAGGCCGCCGAGTACGGGTCGAGCATCGAGGTGATGCCGGTGCGGTCGAAGATCTCGAAGTAGCTGAAGTCGCCGACCACCGCGAAGACGTTGTTGTTGCTGGTGGCCGTGCGCACGTACTGGCCGATCCGGTAGGGGACGCCGTAGATGGTTCCGGGCGCGCCGCCCGAGATGCCGGCGACCTCGTTCAGCTTCCACACGTAGTCGGTGGTGTTGACCTTGATCTTGCGGACGGTCTTCAGGAAGGTGTCCGAGATCAGCCACGAGAAGCGCGGCCCGTTCCGGTACTGCGGGGGAACCAGGTGCACCGTGTCGATGAGGTTGTCGCCGGTCACGGTCGTGACCGCAGCGCCGCCGAGGTCGGTGACCTGGCTGATCGCGGCGAGCGCCGTGTTGGCCGCCGATCCGGCGATGCCTTCCGGCTGCGAGGAGCCGGTGCCGATCGTGAACGCCTCCTCCTCCTTGAGGCCGATCGAGAGGCCGATCTTGGTCGCGACGTAGTCGAGGCCGGATCCGATGCCGCCGTTGCCGATCGCGTCCTCGATGAACTCCTGGCTCATCTGGGTGGCGCACACGTACTTGTACGGGACGACGGAGATCGCCGTGCCGAAGCTCGGGTCCGACGGGGTGATCGTGCCAGCCTCGGAGACGAGCGAGGTCGTCGGCAGGTTGCCCTCGACCGAGATCGTCCGCTTCGAGTCGATCGTCGAGACGGTCGCCATCGAGCGCAGGACGTTCGTGTCCTGGAGCTTGTTGATGATGCGCCGCTCCATGTCGGTCGGGACGGCCGCGCCGCTCGTGCCGAGCGAAAGCGCGCGCATCTCCATCGGGTTGCCGCTCGCGAGCGCCTTCAGCCACCGCGCCGCGTACTCGGAGGTGTTCGGGTCCGTCGAGCCCTTGCTGGGTGCGCGGGTCTCGAACTCGGCCTCGGCCTTGCGCTGCGCGGCGACCTGGGCGCGGAGCTGGATGAGGCGCTCCGCCGCGTCGAGGTCGGCGTCGATGCGGGCGATCTTCTCGCGCTCCTCGCCGGAGCCGCGCTGCTCGACCTCGACGGCCTTCGCGCCGGTGCGGCGCTCGAAGCTCTCCAGGCTCCTGCGGTACTCGTGCACGGTGTTCTGGATGTCGTTCAGTTCGTCAGCCATCTTTCCATCCTCGCCTTGTGAAGTTCCAGCCGCAGACGCGCGGCCTCATGCGCAGCCGCGCTGACGTCGCGCAGGCTGGAATTGGTCCTGTCCCCGTAGGCCGCGTCGACGACGACGCTGACCTCGACGAGACGCGCCGCCTTGACGGTGCGCTCGGTTCGCTTCGCGTTCCACTCGTCGCGATCGACGTAGAAGCCGAAGGACATCTCTCCGGTCAGGTCGCCCCGCCGGATGAGCTCGCGCACGTCCCGTCCTCGCGAGGTGTCGGCGAGGTCGGCCTCGAAGCGCAGCCCGCCCGCCGAATCGCGCAGCCGCAGCGTCCCGCTCTTCGTGCGCGCCAGCACCTCGGACGGATCGTGCATGTAGAGGAGCTTGATGTCCGCGCCAGCGAGGTCGCCGAACGCGCCGCGCTCGATCCGCTCGCGGAACTGGCCGCCGATCGGCTCTGACCACCGGCCGTAGGGGATCGCCGTCCCGACGAGCTTGTCGCCGGTCGGCGCGTCCATCGCGACGGAGCGCGTCTCAAAGCTCATTCGCCCCCGCTTCCTGCGAGGTGTCCTGGCCGATCGCAGTCTGCCCGCCGCCCGTGCCCATGTTCTTGGCGACGATCGGCTCGTCGAGGCCGGG